TTTGCTGCCAAGTTGTCTAAAAAGTCGTTAGTCACGTTGCCTCCAGTCATCCGGTTTGTCTTGATGAAACCACTCTACGATTTCATCTGTACTTTGAAACCCTGTGCTATGTTTGGATGGATCCGGGTCTCCTAGTCCCATCCTATTGCAAAAATCATCGATACTTCCTTCTTGAATATCTTGAGCAGATTGTCTTCTTGCCTTCTTCAACATTTCATTTGCTGTTGTATTTGCTTTAGCAAGTTTCTGTGCCCAAACCATATCATCAAACTTTACTTCTTCTCCATTTGCAANACATTTACAAATAAACTCCAGACGAAGACGATATTGTGTGGATAGCATATGTTTATATTTCTTTGTTTTTATTTATTTTTGTTTCATGAGTGNAGCGATTTGTAGACTGATTCGATGTGCATGTGACCATGAAAGTATCCGGCAATGATGGTACTAAGAGTTACTAGAATCACTCCCAGTAACATCAGGACTGGGATAAGATATGATGATTCTTTCTTCTGTTTCTCCTCTGGAGTTGAGGAGTGAGGTTCTGTACCACTTTCCGTTGAGGATTTTGCAGACATTGTTCAGTTGTGACTCCATTATGAGACGTGTTTCATTTTTCATGAGAGTTTAATCATAACTTCTTGCTGTTTCAAGTAGAGTTTCATGTAACATTTACACATGTCTCTCAATTCCTCCATGCTCAATTTGTCAAGATCACGAGACATCTTTTCATAAGTGAATTGTCTGCTAGTAGTGTCTAAAGTAATTTCGTCTGGATTCATAACTTTTTACCATCTTTTTGTTTTTAAATAATTAAGAACATCAGAACGAACATCCATCAATTCATGATAGCATCTTTGGTTGTGAGCACATTGACGAAGGGATGCATCAGGTTTAATAACAGATTCAATGAAAATGTCAAGACCACGATTCCATTTGTCTTGCTTGCTTTCACCTTCAGGGATTTGATTTTGGTCCTTCATCATCGTTTTTTTGAGTTCTTTTTTATGTATGAGACAGCAGATTGATAGTTCCGTGATGTGTGAACAATCGATCCGTTATTAATTATAACAAATTTTTTTGAACCTGCGAGAGGAACTGCTGCCCACATGCCATTCTTGGTGACATAACCATCAGGATCACCACACTTGTCCTCCAGAATATCTGTATTAGGACAAGTGTAGAACTTTCTATAATCCTTTGATTCCGACATTAGAACACAGCAGTGACGCTCACAATAGTTGCCGTAGGGTTACGTGCAAGTGCAGTTTTTCTTGCATCCTCATAGTTTTTTGCTTGCACGATTTCATCAAATACATTNCCAGCAACATAGAGTTGAACTTTGACTTTCATGATGTTCCTTGATTACTTTGTAANTATAGCAGAGTGGAGCAGGGTTTCTGCTCCTGGTGGACAGTTCTACTTCCGGACCACTGAGATGGCAGGTTCACCCTGTTCAAATACAGTGTCAACCACTGCCTGAACGCTCCTGGCAGTGCTGATGCCCACCTTGTCGAAGACAGGCACACAGACCAGTCCAAAGGTCTTCTCAGCACCGCCCAGACGAATCACACGACCGATAGACTGACTGATTCCGATGTAGTCCATGTTCCGCATGAACAGGACTGCCTCCAGTCCCTTGACGTTGATACCTTCAGACAGAATGCTGTGGTGCATCACGACGAAACGAGTATCATCTTGACCCCACTGATTCAGAGTTTTGAAGAACTCTTCACGGGATACTTTCTTACCATTGATGATAGCACCAGTCTTGCTAGTGATATACATCCAGTTGTATCCACGCTCCTTAAGTTCATAGCAAAAGTCAGACTGACTCACAAGACGCACAATCTGTTTGGTAGAACGTGCAGCAATCAGAATCTTATTGAGCGAGTTTGCATCAATAGTATCCAGGAGGTTTCTTTCATCAGACTGCTTGAAATCGCCCTGAGGAAGTTGCTGGACCACAACCTTGGGAGGAAGAATATAACCTTCCTCAACCAGTTTAGGTGCAGGAACATTGCAAATCACCTGTCCGTAGACAGCACCATCATTCATTCCTGGTTTGAAGATGGTAAGAGAATGCTTAGGAGTAGCAGTAAAAAAGTAGCAACGATCAGCATCGTGAGAGAAGAACTCAGTAGCAGGGAAAAAGTTACGCTGCACACTGTTGTGTGCCTCATCAAAGTAGATTGTGTTTACCTCAATATCTGCCTCTTGAATACGATGCAGACTATGATATGTAGTGAAGATAATGCAGTTCTCACCAGCAGATCTTGCAGTATTATTGAATAATGCAATCTTCTCTGGTTTGGTGCTACTAAAGAACTCAGTTTCACCACTATGAACATGCATTACATGTGTGTAAGTAGTATCAATCAACTCAAGAAATTCTTTGCAGAGTTGTTCGGCAAGCAGAATACGTGGTGCTACAATAACAAATGTCTGACCACGATTGATCAGTTCCATGTTAGTCATGGCATCTTCAATCATGCAGATGGTCTTGCCACCACCAGTAGGGATGATGACCTGACCTTTGTTGTTGTCCCACATCGCATTGACTGCTTCCTTCTGATGGGGTCGCAAGGTGATGGTCAAGTGCTCTCCTGTCCTGTATGAACATATTATAGCAGAAAACCGCCTCCAGTGCGACCTGGTAGACGGTTTCCATAGTGTCTTAGAGCTTCCTCTTCAACCCGGACAAAGGTAGTCTATAGGGTTTTTAGAGTCTTGTCAAGCTATTAGGTTGAACTTGTTACTGCTTCCCATGCAGAACCATTCCAGAAGTTAAGTTTATTTGTGGTTGTGTTATACATGATTGCACCTTTAGGAAGGTTGCCATAACCACTCATTAAGTTTCTCTTAGTGGTATTGAATGTGGGAATAGCAAGTGAATCATATCCAGATTGGTTCTGAGTTAATGTTGCAATACCGCAGAATACTGTGCCACCCGTGCTAACATTGAGTCTTCTGGATTCATTGTTATAAACAACAGAACCACCAGGAACACCAGAATCACCAAGAAGTTTCTTGGCAGTTGCTGTTCCAAATCCAGATTGAACTGGATTTACATTCTGATTACCACCAGCATTTGATGTATGAAGGTTGGCAACGATGTCCAATTCTTCATTATTAAGTGAAGGCATGATGACAAAACTGTTCATCGTGGTGCTTGCCGCACCAACATCAAGAACAGATCTTGCAAAGTAAGTATTGATTCCAATTCTTGTCAGATACTTAGAACTATCATGATTGTCAGGAACCATTCCTAAATTAGTTGCACCATATCCTGTAGTGGGAACACCAACGGTAGGAACAAATAATCCAGAATTTCCAAACATTGTGAAAGAACCAGCATCTGACTGGAAGTTTCCATATGCAGCTTCAGGAACAACTTGTCCTAATGCAGATGGAATTGTTCTTGGGTCAACTTGTAATGATCCATCAGCAGTTGTAGTNATTCCAAGTTTGGTTCTGCCGACAATTGCACCGGTAGAGTAGAAATCACCAAAGATTGTAGATGAATAAGCACCAAGGAATCCAGCATCACTTGCCGTTCCAACTCCTAACTTTCCTCCAACAAAAGTATCACCCGACAATGTGGCAATACCAGTACCAACTCTAAAATTGCGACTGACAAGAACATCATTGAATGTAGTAATTCCACTGGTTATATTAATTACAGCACTACTAGAGATTGGTAGAGCACTACCATCACCCAGAGTAAGTTGATTAGCACCTTGTCCTACGGTTACAATACCAGAGAACTGACCATAACCACTGACGAATACATTTCCACCGACTTCTAGTTCTCGTGTGAGTGTAATACCATGACGATTTACACCGACTTTTCCATCATATGTGGTCTCGAACTTGGTATTATCGTCATAACGAACCTTGAAACTTTCTGTCGTTCCAATACCAGCACCAGAATGAAGATTGATGTTGACACCACCAATATCATAATTGGAGAGACTGAGTGTTCCAGAGTTGAAACTTAAAACACCACTACTATTTCCGGTTCCTACAGATTGTCCGACACTGATTCTCGCAGTGTTAAGTGATGTAATAACATCAACTGCTGTATTTGTTGTTTTTCTGATTTCTATATCAGCAGCAGGAGTATCAGAACCAATACCGAGTTTATTATCAACAACCAGTGCGGTTACAGTTGCAGATGAACCAACAATATTTCCTACTGTAATGGCAGGTGTGCCATCAAGTCCGAATGAAGTTGATGCAAAACCTGCGGTCTGTGCAACACCACTTAAGTATCCTGTGACATTGCCAGTTACATCACCAGTAACATTTCCAGTTACATCACCGGTGACATCTCCAGTAATGTCACCAACAAAACTCGTTGAAGTAGTAACACCAGTGACTGTTAATCCACCAGCAGTAATTTGTGCATCATCGGTAAATGTTGCAATACCAGATACTACAATACCTGTGGAGTTTGTATCAAACTTTGCGGCATTAACTTCTCCGGTGATATCACCAACAAAACTCGTTGCGGTTACAGCACCACCGACATTCAAATCATTCTTTATCTCAGCACTGGAGAAGAATGTGGAGAATCCAGATGCAAGTAAACTCGAACCTGTTATAATGCCAGTTGCTCTGAATGAACCAGCAGTTACAATACCTGTGAAGTTACCTTGTCCGGTTGAATCAATACCAACACCATAAGTTGCGGATGTTGGATCATCACCGATTTGTAATAAAGATACTGGATTGGTTGTGCCTACCCCGACATTAGCTATGGTGGAGATTCCTGCGTCGGTGATAGACCATCCAGTCCTTGCAACAGCAACAACACCAGATAGTAAACTACCATCACCTATAAATTGTTGTGCCGTTACAACACCAGTTGCATTAAGACTGGTTGCATCCAATATTGTTACTGTTGATGCACCTGATACAAATACGTCCTCGGTGACAAATAAATCGGAAGTTGATACAATACCACTGACCTTTGCAGTTCCTCTTACATCAAGAAACTCGGTCGGAATCGATGTGCCAATTCCGACCAGACCATTTGCATCTACTATAAAATTGTCATTATCAACTTGGACACCATTACGAAAGTTAAAGGACTTCTTATAATTTGCCATCTACTTTAGAATACTTTAGGATCTCCATTTAGTTATTTATCTGATAATTTTTGCTCAAGAATATCAACCTTGGTTGATAGTTCCTTAACTGCTTCAATCAGTAGTGCGGTGAGTTTGTCATACTTGACTGCCATGTAACCAGTTTCCCTAGTAACAGTGAGTCCAGGAAGTCCAAGAGCAGCAATTTCTTGTGCAATAACACCGGTGTCTTCACCTTCATGAACACCACCTTCAATCCAGGTAAATGTATTACCGCTAATTGAAAGCACCTTGGCAAGAGGTTGTTCAATTGGTGTGATATTCTCCTTCAATCTTTCATCAGAAGAGAAGAATGCGGTGATGTCGCCGGTGACTGTTAAATCTCCATCAATGGCAGTATCACCATTCAGTGTTATTGTGCCACTAACAGTTAGGTTATCATCAACCGTTACCGTGCCACCAGCAGAATCAAGAGTTAAGTTACCAGTAGAAGTATCAATTTCTCCATCACCACTTACACCGATTCTAATTTCATCGATGTGTGCTTCTGACCAACGTAGAGCAGCAGTGCCAAAATAAGCACCTTCATTAGCATCTGGAACAAGACCAGTATTAAATACTGCCTGTCCTGCAAATGTAGAGATGCCAGTTACATTTAACTCTCCGTCAACACTTAAATTAGCATTAGCAGCAATTCTGTTAGTGGCAGCATCAAGTTTTAAATCACCCGTGGTTGTGTCAATCGTGTTATCATCGGTGATTGCAATCTGAATATTGCCGAATGTGGCACCTGCACCAGTAAGATTATTTGTAAAACTCGTATTGCCCGTAACATTGATGTCTCCACCAACATTTAAGTTTTTGGCAATACCAACACCACCATCAACTATGAGTGCCCCAGTTGTTGTGTTGGTTGATTGAGTAGTATCAGTAATTTTAACCACACCTTTTGAGGTTATTTTGTCCTTGGTGGTAATCTCCTTGGTAAGAGTGACCGGACCATCAAATTGAGAGAGAATTTGACCTGCATCTCCACCCTCGACTACAAGTCTCTCTTTTACAGTGACTTCATCAAAAACAACACTCAATCTTGCTGGATCTTCTCCAGTGACTGTTGAGACCGGAATGTCAAATGTAGTTTCTTCACCAGTTGCAGAAGATGTTCTTCTATTTCCAACATAGAAGTCTCCTTTGTTGTTCATACCAGTGTAAACAACAACACCACCCCTTCTCTCTTGTGCTTGAGAGAGGAATTCTTCAGTCTCTGTCAGAGTTCTGTCCTGAACTTGTGGAAGACCCGTAGAATAGTTTCCAGGACCATATCCTAGGTATTCAAATGTGTGACCGGATGCACGAATAATAGATGGTCTACGGAATTCGATTGAAATTGGGTCAACTTTATTAATAAACGAACCGGGATCATGTGTGGAGATTCCTGTTCCTAGAGCACCACGAACAACACTAATTTCATTATCACTTACACCACCGAGAGTGCTACTAACAACTCTCATGATTTCGCTGTCAACCTGGAGATAAGAACCTAGAGGGAATCTCTTCGTTGTGGCAATACCAGAATTGACCGCAGATATTTGCAGAGTATTATCTCCATTAAAACCACCCAGTCTTAAAACTTCAGTGTCATAGAAACTAATACCTCTCGATGCAAGATTCTCATCAGATTTATCAGAGACGCCATCATTTGCAGATAGTCCGTGCTTAAGAATATACTCTGCAGACAAACTTGCATTTGTAACTGCGGTGAAAGTATTAACACCAACTCTTGATTTTACTAAGAAATCTCCAAGATTGTTATTACTAGAGTCAGTTACTCTAAATTTATTACCTGCAACTAATCCGTGAGGAGTTGAGCAATTGAATGTTTGAGTTCCTGTGCTAGAATCAAATGAATTTGAGGAAACCTTTCCAACAGGAGCTACAGAAATACCATATTGTCCTTCAATAGAGAATGGATCTCCTATTGTTTTTGCAATAGAAACTTGATTTCTTCCAGGAACACCAGTAACTCTGTAAAGACCGAATGCCGTGGTTCCAATACCAGTTAATTGCAGAACACTACCATCAGTGCTGAGAAGATTTGCATTAGATAATCCTCTTGTGGCAACGGCAATTTTTGCATTAGCAGATCCACCGATTGCTGCGGTGTCAAAGAATAATTCATCTCCATCCTGATAACCTGATCCAGATGATTGAATGTCCATGCTGACAACAGCACCACCAGATACTCCAACAATGGCAGTAGCACCATTCCAACTAGACAATCCAACTTCATTAAAGAGTTTTACATTGTAGTGTGTTCCATTTACGTGACCAGAACCACCGGTGATTGCACCTTCATGAGTTAGAATTCCGGAGAAACCATGATTTTCTGTGAAAGTTAGAGTTGCAATACCAGCAACAACACTGAGATCGGATTCTGAAGATACGACTAAATGCCTTTTAAACTTTTTGTTGAAAGAGTCTGTGGATTCTCTCGTGAGACTCTTCTTCAAATCACTTGTTTGAACTGCACCAAGAGGTGCTCTGAGAGCAAATGATTTAGTTGATGCTGGACTATCATCAACATTATCTCTATCTAATTGTGGATAAAGATCAACAACATTTTGATTATACTTATAGTTAAACTCTGTGGTAACTCCAACATCGGCATTCAATGCATAGAGGTGATAGATGCCATCTTGCTGACCATCAATATATTCAGAAATTGTTTCGTTTCTATAAACAAACAGATTATTCTGTAAGTTGTTAATCTCAAATCTTGGCAGGGAACTATTTCTAGTAGTTAAATCATTTGTAAGTGCCGGACCAAGGGATCTACCAGTTTCATATGTAAATTCCATGTCATTGGTGACTGACCCAACTGTGAATGTGCCATTGTATCCACTATTTGCTGTGCCAACAGTGTTGGTTGTATCAGTCACATTTTTGATAATGACAACATCACCAACACTTACATTGTGTGGCAATTCAGATCTAATTGATACGGTGCTGCCAGAGAATGTACAACTACCAATGAATCTGGGATTTCTATTGAAATCGTAATCATTCACTGTGATTGTGGACAAATCAAAGTCTGCATCAGTTCTTACACCAGTAGAACTAGATTCTTGAAGAATAAATCCACTTTCAGGATTTTTTCCGTTTGCAAGTTCTTTTGGAACTACAACTCTAAGTTTGTAAATCTTTTCATCTAAACTTCTAGTATCTGCGATTCTCTTCAAGAATGAGGTGTCAGTTCTAGCATCCAATCCAGCATTAGTTTGAACACCAACTTGAGTTAATGCAGTATAAATTTCACTACCAGCATTGGTATTGATATACCACTGAGTATTTGTGGTGTCATATTGAACTGGATGTCCTAGATCTCCGGGTTCCTTATCAGATACTCTACTTAAAATAGTGAGGTTAGTTCCTCCAAAAACCTCAATTGCAGTAGAATTTTGTGCGGAAGTGAAAGAAGATGCTAATCTAATATCATTGTTGTTGCCATTATCAATGACAAAATATATTGTTTCTGCGGTAATGTTTTCTGGCAGATCACCATCATCACTCCTAATAATAACCTTTTCACCTGTAGAAAGATTGTGAGCACCAATAGAGAATACATTGGATGCTGGACCAGATACTACACGATGTTCTTTGACACTACTGGTCTCCTCATCACTCATTAAGATTCTTGCTTCACTTACACCATATCCTGTAACTGCACTAAAATCTACAAATAGTTTATCCTCAACTTTTGCACCAACACGGAATCCTTGCGTTAAAATTGGTGGTTTTACATCTTTGTCAGTAAATCCGAAAAGATATAATCTTCTATTATTTGCAACCGATGTTGTAATACCAACATCTAATGCCTGCCAATCAATATTTTCTTGCTCACTAGTGATTGCTCTAGGTGCAATGAGGTTAGTGACAAATGCTTTATTATCTTTTGCAAATGCTTCTTTTTTAAATCCTGCAGAAGTTAATGATAATTGACCAAAGTTAGAGTTGGAGTTGGTGATTGATGCGTCACCACCGGTGTCTGCAAAGAAGTGTTTGTTATATCCAATAGCAAACACAGAAACAATCTGNAGGATTGCATCATTGNTCATTGAAATGTGTGTGGTNTCCCATCCNTTTCTGTAAACCGCACCAGAATCTAAATGGTAAACAGTATTGGGATTGGTAGATGATGACTCTGCTGATAAAGCACTACCTGTTACTTTGGATTGAGAAAGACCCTCATATACTCTATTTGACTTATTATACTTTACAAATGCTCTATCATCTTTTTGAAGTGAAACTCCAGTGAATTGAGCCACAACCATCGAACGGAATCCGGATGCCTTGCTTCCATCTGCCAGCATGCCGTTCATGCCGAAGACTGAACGCAAAGAGATATTAAAGATATATGGAGATGCACCGGTTACGGTGTCAGTTTCAATGATTATAGTGGCACTTGATGTATTACCGGGAGTTTCCAGATTTTTTCTAAAGTCTGGAAGTAAGTATGTGAATACTTTTGGATTATCTTCAGAAACGCTCTGAACTTTTGTGGAAATATTATAGTCATTAGGAGTAACTCCTTTAATTTTGATTGGAGTTCCTGCTTGCAATTCATGATCTTCTTTAGTAGTAACAGTGATAATGCTGCTTGGAGTTCCACCACTACCTGATACGATAGAATCAATTTGTATTGGGTCGGATGCAAAGGCACCGACAATTTCCCATTCGGGTCTTTGCTTCTCAAATCCTTGTGGGTTAGCAGGATATTTTTGATCAATATTTCTACCCGATGCAGTATTATATGCGTTAGAAAGTTTCGCATAATACATGTCAAGATCGGTTAGATCATAGTTGTTGACATTATTAACACCATCAGCATACTCAAAACAAGTTAATTTGTGGTGTGAAAATATTGGTCTGGATCTATTATCTACAGAAAAATCGACAGGATCAGTATAAACTACACCATTATCATCACCATCAAAGAAAGAGAACTGCCAGAAGTAACATGTACCAGTAATTCTAAAAATCGCAGATCCAGCAACTGTTGCATCCGTTGGGTTTGGGACATATTTTGGGCGAAGTTTAGTCTTTCTTAAGTCAAGACCAACAACGGATGTTCCTCTAGGAACGATGACACCACCATTAACACTATTAAACTTGTAAAGGATATTATCTTCTTGATTAATGTCAAAATTAGAATCTAGTTTAAGGGATAAAGTATCTGATGCTGCGGTTTCTCCACCACCAGGAGAAAATACTTTTGCAACTCCACTAATACTTTTGAGAGCAAAACCAGGTCTATTATCAATCTCATGAATTCCCGGCATGAGAAGAATAGTTGTCTTTTCAATTAAATCATTACTATTTCCTTGCAGATATGAGAATCTTGCAGACTCTAGCAGTGCTCTCTGAAGAGTTTTGAATGGTTGAGCAAGAGAATTGCCCTGATTATTAATACTATCAGTCGCGTCCAAATCCGATGGACTTACATATAGTATGCGACCTTCAGTATTCTTGATAAAATTATCTAGTTTATTCAGAGGCATGGTATTATTTTACTGCTGAAATATTTCTATATTCTATTTAGTTACCTTTATTAATTGAATTTCTTTTCTTACAAACTGCAAGTTTGGCATATACTACCATCTCTGGTTCGATGTTTTCATCAATAATTCTTAAAACATTCATGAACTCATTTACGGTCTCACATTCTATTACTCTCGTATCACCCTCATTGCCTAAAACAATAACGGTTCTCTTACAAATATCGACTAGAATGCTGCTGACATGTTCTTTCCCCATATCATCATATCCAATTGGTTTAATTATATAGTAGCATCAATTGCTTGTTGATAGACCCACAACGGCAGATATTACTGATGATTCGGAAGTTGCTCTAGCATTAACTTCAGATCTAATATTTTTACATCCCCAGTTTTGTAATTCTTTTTCTGATTTCTTATTTTTAACAATATTAAGATTGCCTCGAAGTGTTCCTATTTCGTTTCGGAGCACAATAATATCATCATACAAGGAATCGATTTGAGTTTTTATTTGAGCACATGTTAAAGCACCACTAAAAGGTGTTCCGGTTCCTGCTAAATCAAGTCTACCATTTGTAGAAATTCCTGGTCCACTTCCATCTGTTTTGAGTCCGGTTACAGATCCGGCACTATTTTTATAAACGGATGATTCGGCAACATTCTCGTATCCAAATCCTGCATAGTGTGTTGTCACTCCACTTAAAGATATGGTTGTGTCAGGTTCAAATGGATTTTCTGTCCCATAATCAACATTAGGACCTGCCATCTTAGTGTATATTTTAATA